ATTAACGTGTATAAGCAGCTTTCTTGAGTCTGTCAATTCTATTATGATTGAATGTCAAGCTTTTTGCTAGCTGATTATAATCCGTTTCTGCTGCCGTTGTATGTACTATGATCTTGTCAATCAATGCGAATTTAATCGCATCCGAACAAGTATCTGCAATATCATCCCATCTATGTGTTTCATTGGCAGTGATTTTAGACATATGATCTATACACATCTTCACATGTCGAGCGCCTGTAGTAAATGATAATCTACGTTCCGCTACATAAGGCTGTGCTTCTAGGAAGCGCTTGGTCTTGCTACCTTGTTCTCGGGTTCTTGGAATGTCCCGTAGCTGAACCGCCCGTATATCATCAATCAAACTCAGCAATGTCCCGCCCGTGGACTTCTTCTCAATGGCAATCAACTTCGGGGGTGATGGATGGCGCATACACTCTGCCCAAAAGTCTAGGAAAGTATCTTTCAAGTCCTTTGGTTCTATGCGAGTCTCCAGACAGTCAAGCCAGTGAAGACCATATTCTCCAGTCTTCCTTCCGTAACTTTCTATCTCGTACACTCCCCAAAAGCTGAAGACCGTCGCGTCATTGTATGACTTGCTCGTCTCGGCGGTATCAGCCGTGATGAAGCTGGCAATGATTTTTGGCTCTTCATCCAATAATACAAACCATTCTGGACGAAATACAGCTCCTCCTGCTGGGATGGGGTCTTGCTGGAATTGAGAGGCGAATACATAAGGGTCACGCTCCTGTTTAATCTTGAGCATCTCTAAGGGATGTGCTTCAGGGTACATCGCATTTCCTGCTTCATCCAAGCTCTTGAGAATTACTCGTTGCCAGTGATATCCGTCCTTGCCTTCAATGAGGTAAGCGGCGAGATCGTCTTCATGCAAGCGCTGCCCGATGAATATGAATGGGACGTTAACGCCTCGGGCGCGCTGCTGTATCGTTTCTCTGTAATTTTCAATAACTGAGAGCCGAATCGTGTCGCTATGGACCTCGTCTGGTTTGTGAGCGTCATCGATAATGACAGCTCCTGAAAATCTATCGAGTCCTGGCAGTCCCGCATCTTGTCCAGTAATAGCTCCACCTGAACCAAAAGCTGCGACAGCTCCACCAGCAGTGGTTTGAAAGTACTCTCTTGCTTTGCTGTCATGTCTAATTTCCACGTCAAATAAGTATTTGTAATGAGGTAACTGGATGATGCGCTTAATAGTCTCAGTATGCTTCGCAGCCAGCACCTTCGAGTATGAGATATAAAGAAACCTAGAGTCTGGATAAGTTGCCAGTGTCCACGCTACCCAGCAAGCAAGGAGTGTTGACTTCCCACTACCAGGTGCTACGTTAATCATCAGACGTTGGTCTGGTATCTCAAGACGAGCAGCCGATGAAAGTGCGCGACACACAGTAATGTGATGGGACTCACGCCCCATAGGATTGCTGACAATGAACTCACGCCCAGTTAATAGTGGATAAAAGAACTGGGTGAAGCGCAGCAAACTGCCACGCAATTCACTACTGAGCTTCTGTTTGTCTAAGTCAATCATAGCAAGAAATCATCCAGTGGTTCAGTGCTCGATATCACCGCTCGTTCAGTGATGGGATCGTACAACTCCCATATCCCATCCTCTCGCTGTCTATGAATCAAATCCTTCTTGCGTTCAGGGTTCTCGCAAAAGTCAGCCCAATAATAATTAACTCGTTCCATAGTCACCAGAATTTAGCCACAAAGTGAACAATAATCCAGATGATTGCTATCTGGGGCAAGAATGTAATAACCATGATGGTTAATAGGGCGCTAAACCCACCAACACCTTGAGCTATCGACCTAATCCATCTCTTCACTTCGTTCAAACTCATTCAAGTCTTCTCCATGCTTTAAGATGTTTCGCAATACATCAAGGATGTTGTTGTAACCATCAATCTCACCTTTCCACCTGGCTATTTGGAAGCGGCTACATTCCTCCATGCGGTCTAACAACATGTCAGCAGCGTCTTGCTTCTCTTGCCAAATATATGCGCGTAACTCTTCAAATGTTCTAATGCTATTACCGTACATCAATAATCCTCCTCATACGGGTTATAAGGATTCCAGTTCTTGAGTCTATCACGTAATTCATTAGGAAGTTTATTGATGGCATCATCGTGGGCTTGTCTGATGAGGCGTCTTGTATTCGCTTTGCCCATCTTGATTTGGGCATCTTGTTTCTTGCGTTCTTCTGTGACTAATTCTTCTTCATCCATTGAAGCACCTACTTTGTTTCGTCCTATTTGGCTCCCCAAGATGGGATCGAACCACCGACCAACAGATTAACAGTCTGCTGCTCTACCGCTGAGCTATTGGGGAATATTAAGTGGTCAGGGCGGAAGGATTTGAACCTTCGACCTCTGGTTTCCAAAACCAGCACGCTAACCAGACTGCGCTACGCCCTGTTATATGGCAGGGGCTACACGATTCGAACGTGTGACAACCAGGATCAAAACCTGATGCTCTACCAACTGAGCTAAGCCCCAATAAAACTATTTCGGGGGCTGCGGCTGCTGGTCATCGGGAAGGACAATATCAATAAGTCCATTAAGTATCTGCACATCTTGCACAACCTTATCAAGATTGCGGGCTACATTGTTGAATGTTGCAGACACGCTTGGATGGTCTGTAGCTACAGCATGACAAGCACCATCAATGTACATAACGATGTGTTGTAAGTTAGCTAGCATCTCTTTACTGAATTTTAATTCCATCTTAATATTCCCTTAAGTTTTCTTTATCTAGTCTGTCTTTCACTTCTTGTAATTCTTGCTTCACTCTTTCATTATCCGCTTGCAAGTCATCAAATTTCTTGTCACCGTATATCCTAGGAGCTAGACGCGAAGCTGTCCACTTCCTGCCGTTTGCAATGGCAACAGCTCGCGCAACCGCTCCCGTATCGATTCGTTCATTGCCTTTATCATCGTAATAAACGTGACGTTCTTGCAACACTTCATCAATCGATTCAGCCAATAACTCAGACTGGAAGCGCTTTGACTCTAAATACTTTGAGGAAAACTCTGGATATTTGAAGCGCCACTGAAGGATTGTGTCCACGTGTGGCATGTCATCATACATCTCGCAAAGCTTCGTTGTTCCCTCAATGTGAGTGGCTACACGTTCGCATATCAATGCGGCTAATTCTTCACTATAAATTGTCGGTCGTCCACCAGGATGTTTCTCTTTCGTGGCCATTTTAGACCTCAAGCTATCTTATCAAATTCGGATTCAAATACTTTCACAGCTTCTTCACGAGTGCATTCGCTCGCTGACATAATATTCTCAATGGCTTCTTTGTAAGCCTTGGAACGTCTGTTTATCTTCGCAGGTTCAGGCTCTTTAGCAACTGGCTCTTTATCTTCCCACGCTTGCCCATCGTTGCAATCACAATCACGATACACCATCCCGTTACCCATGATTGTTCCAGAACCTTGGCACTTAAGACATCTCATACTTATCCTTTAACTCGTTAATGAATTCCCTTATTTTCGCTAAGTATGCCTTCACAGCGTTCATGTCGTCAACGTTCACCCTTTCCCTGTGTTCCATAGTTATCCCCAAAATCTGTGAATAAGTCTGTGTAAAAGCATCAATAGCCCTTATGTTATCTGGTTTATCGACTGTGTACAATATTTATATGCTAAAGTGTTTGACATGGTATGCTAAATCACTTATCATACTTTCATCGAGTTAATAAATGGAGTTCAAAATGAAAGAATTAACACTGTATGACATCATGGGTAGCGATCACTATGTAGTGGCTGATGTTGAAAAGGATGGTCAGATAAGAACGATGGTCATTGATGAGAATGATGACGTGGTTTACAACGAAAGTAGCCATAAATTTGCGTGGGAATCGTTGGTATCGTTCGCTAGAATGGTTATCAGTCAGGACGAGCAAATACAGAAGGAGTTATTTTAATGACTTGCGATTGTTGTTACTGCAAAACAAAAAATACCTCAGATAATCCTGAGTATATCAGGGGTATTAAATTTGCATCTCAATGGGTTGAAGACGAATGGGATAGATTGAAAGAAGGCGTCGACCGTTGGAGAAAGCAGCAAAAGGAAGGCAAAATAACAGATAGGATTTACAGAAGCCGAGTAGAGCATTTAGAGAATCAAATGAGATTTTTAGGTGAATGGCATGACGTTTTAGCAAAAGAAGGCAATAAATCACTAAATCTCATAAAGGACATCGACCATAAAGAATATTTATATGGAGAATACTGATGGCAGTAATGGAGAAGTTAAAGAATCATGAATAATTTAACGAAGGAGGAAAAATAGATGGAAGAATGTGTCAGATGCAAAGAAGTCGATGAAGATAGACGAACCCTTTGGATGAGTTGCTTCTATGCGATGGATGAATTAAATGTGCCATTCGAGAAAGAAATAATTAACGACCCACGAATGCAAGCGTTCACCCTCCGAGTCTGTAAAGATTGCAGGTCTAGTTGGATGAAAGCCATTCAAGACTGGTTTAACGGGGTACAACCCATACCTCCTTCTTGTGGCTCAGGTATTTTCATCCGAGAATATGGTTCAGTGAAAGAAGTTACCAGGGAAGAATTTGACAAATTACGGTGCTCAAATGAGTAACGAAGAAGTGAAAGCTGCGGCTATACGTCAATCGATGGACACAATAGACATGTATCGTGGGTTAATGGATGCCCTAGAGAAAGATTTAAACAATGCTGAAGATGAAGCCATTCAACAAGCAGCAGCATTAGCGATAAGAACATTCCATTTATTCATCACTCAACAAGAGGGGTATAATTCATGGAATCAGGCTCTTCGTAATCTCGTTACAAAAGAGCTAATGAGTTGTCATAACATAACGGAAGTTCACTAAGGGGAAATCTATGATCACGATGTATAAATATCAATTCGAGTTTGCTAAAGAAGTTACCATCGAAATGCCAGACGGTCCAACAATGCTAAGTGTTCAGTTACAAAATGGCGTTCCTTCTATGTGGGCAATGGTCAATACAGACAATGCGCCAAAGTCATATAAACTTGCATGCTATTGGACTGGTGAAGAAATTACGAATGCCGATCAACTACGGTTCATAGGTACTGTCCAGGCAGCTGACAATCTAGTATGGCATATCTTTGAACAATACATTTAGGGGCTAATGATGGAACGTAAAGAATTTATAAAGGAATTGATAAGAAGCGCTTGTGGCATGGCGTGTATAGCAGGAATCCTATACATGATGTTTGCTATAGATTACATGCTACACTAATTTAACGACACTTTAAAAAAGGAATTCAATCATGCTGATTCTGTCACGCAGACCAGGCGAGTCCATTATTATCAACAACAACATCAAGATTACATTTCTTGGTAATCAGCGCTTTAATCAAGGTCGACTAGGGATTGAAGCGCCCTCTGACATCTCCATCCACAGAGAAGAAATCCAAGAGAAAATAAATAGAGCAAAAGAGGAAGGCATCCATGAACACGACTGAAGAAAAGCAGAAAGTATTCATGTATGCGAAATGCTGCTGTCAAACGCCGTTTATCGTAAAGCTCGCAGCATTCATATACGTCATGGAGTTCTTTTCAAAATCACTCCATCACCTCTTTTCATGAGCGCCTGTTTGTATCTATTCGACTCCACGATCGATACAAACTTGTGTAGTAAGTTGCGTCCCCAGTAATTTGGCTGGGGATGCCGTATTCTTGATTCGCGATTCGCGAACAGCGAACAAGTACAAATCAAGTATAAAACAAGTATAAATTATACCTATTCACCAGGATAGATAGACGGATTCTCATACTGGTTAATAAGGTCAGCGCAGTACGCATATCCTGCCACATCCACCATTGAGTCCCGCTTGTAGTTATTCATGTTTCTAACCACTTTCAGCAATATCATGAGATGCGCTACATCACTTGGCTTTATATCAACGCCTAAGTAAGCACCCCATAGCTGACCAATCTTCGTAAAGCAAGCATGTTTATCGCCATACTCTTGTTGCCTTGGTCCATCCACTGTTTTCTGCGCATCTTCCAAAATATTCATTTATTCCCAACCATATCTTCACAACCACCTTCTTTCCACAGTTTAACGTGCAAATCAAGCGATTCTAGGGGCACATCTCCGTTCATCATATCTACCTTATCCTCTGGAGACAAAAGTCGCGTAGAAATCAAATTTGGGCTTACCCCGTATTTGATACCCAATTTAAACAAAATCGACTTACATTCTTTCTCAGTCAACTTACTCATCAGTCATTCTCACCGCTGGATTATAATTCGGCTTGAGCGAAGATAGTAAGCCAGCTAGATGTGATTTAGCAACCTCACGATTCGCAGCCTCCTTAGTCACATCCCTAAATGCCTGCGCTTCTTCCTCATATCGCTTCCTTTTCTCTCTCTGCTGCGCTTCCTCCTCTTCTCGGATGGACTGCACTGTTACCCCCTTGTAGCCATTTGGAATGCGCCAAGCCCCCTCAGAATGCTTTTTAATGGCTATATTGATGGCTTTCAATGGCTCGTATTTGGTGGTGGTCATCACAAAGAACAAAATCTGTTGAACAATGTCGTTGGGAAGTTCCTCCAATCCTTTTGACGAAGCTCTGTCTCGAATCACCACACAAATCTCTTCAGGGGTTTTTTCAGTTAACAAAAAAGAAGAAATAATAACAGGGTCCTTATAATTATTTTTAGGTTCCTCTTTTAGGTTCCTATTATTAGGTTCAGTGTCCCAATTTTGGGACTGCTTAGGTGTCCCAATTTTGGGACTGCTACCAGTCCCGTTTTTGGGACTGCTTATTTTCGAAGCAGTACCGTTTTTGGGACTGCTCTGTGGATAACTTTTACTGGGTTTTTTTGGATCAACCTGAATATAGTTTAATCGCATGATAGGGACAGATTTTGTACGACCCATAAAGTCGCCAGTATAAGAAAGGATATTTTTGTCAATTAGGGATTGCCGGATTTTGAGTATGGTTTTCCGGTCCATGAGGGTGTCTGTCATTAAGCGTTTTATGCTAGGCCAGCACTCGCCTTTTTCGCCGCATCTGTCGGCTATTGATAAAAGCAGTAGTTTTTCGGTTGTCGTCACTTCTTTTTTGGTAAGAGTCCATACCCACTTTGTTGCGTCTACACTCATCAATAAACATCCTTATAGTTATTTGAAGCGAGAATGAGCCTGCCGAATACAATGACATAAAAAAATGCTTTTGAAAATTTGACATGTTAGATATGTATGCTAAACTTCTAAGCATATTTCGCCTACTCTCTTTAGGTTGAAATAGCCAACGGGCAACGCCCATGGCCTAATAGATGCTGATTACATCATTTAGGCCAATCACTTTAGCTTATAAATCAAGGAATTACCATATTACAAATGTTCTATTTTGTCATAAAGATGATAATTTCCTGACTGGAATTGCTTTTTAGATAACTTTCTTTCGCAATTTTCGCAGTAGTAAGCGTGGATGAACCCAAAAAACGTCTTCAGCTCTCTCCAATGATGACATAAATTATATTCTTTGCCATTAGGCTTATCTGCTACGCATTCGTAAATGAGATCCTTCATCACAATCCTTATTGTTAATGTCTTTATAAACCATGTTGAAGTTGACATCCTTAGACATCAACTTCATCTTTTGAGTGTACGGGACAGCAGTTCGACCTCTTGAGATACTCCTTGTATGAGAATCCACTTAAGAACTTTTTAGCTTCTTCAGCGGGTTCAAAAGCAAGTAACGCGCTAAGTTTCTCAAACTGGTACTCTATCTTTTTGTTAAGCTCATTTTCGAAGTGAACTTCTTCAGGAGTCTTTAGAGGCTTGATGTAGCCTATTTCATCGATACCGACCATGTGTCCTTGCATTGCACAAATGAACGCCTGATAGCATCGTAAACCAAGCTCAGCGTCAGCGAATTTCAGCTCGCCTATTCCGCCTACTTGAACCGCACATTTATCGCGTGATAGTTGAAAGTGATGAATCTCATTGGTATCAAATGCCGCCTTCCATACAATCCCTGCCCCATCCTTTAATTCAAATTCAATCCACATCTTTAATATTCTCCATAACGTTAACTTTTGTTTGCAGAAAAGCGCATAAAATACCTGCTCTAAATCCTCTCCGATAGTCTTTGTTCTCATCGGTATTTATTTCTTCGTTGAATAACTTCCAGGCTATATCTACATCGTCATTTAAATAATCTAATATATGTTTTTTCATCATCATCCCTTAATGCAAAGTATTTGTTTCAATGTATGAACAATCTCAACCAAGTCGCTTTGAGCCGCCATTACCGCATCGATATTCTTATATGCCGAAGGGGTTTCATCAAGCGTTGATTCCCCACTGTTACATTCAACGCCAGCTAATGCTCTAGCATGGTCATCTAAGTTTACTATCGCTTTCGCTCTTGTACGTGACATGACACGACCTGCTCCATGACTACAGCTATTAAAGCTCTCAGGATTGCCCAAGCCACGCACGATAAATGATTTTGCACCCATAGAGCCTGGGATAATACCTAACTGGTCTTTACGAGCTGATACAGCGCCTTTGCGTGTGATCCAAACGTTCTCACCGAAGTGATGTTCTTTCTGAACGTAGTTGTGATGGCAGTTTACTGAAAACGTGTCACACACTATGTCACGTGATAAGACTTGTGACACAACTCGAATTAGTGTACGCATCATCGCGCATCGATTCTCTTCAGCAAAATCTTGCGCCCACTGGACAGCATCACAATAGTCTTGGAAGAATTGGCTGCCTTCAGGAAGATATGCGAGGTCTTTGTCAGGCAGATGAATGAAGTATTTCTCCATGTCTTTCTTAGCCAGTTCAATGAAGTGTGAGCCTATAGCATTCCCAACACCACGCGAGCCACTATGAAGCATAAACCAAACGTCATTGTTTTCATCAAGACATATCTCAATAAAATGGTTTCCACCCCCAAGGGTTCCAAGATGGTTAACGTTGTTAGTATTCTTGAATCGTGGGTACTTTGCAGTTATTTCTTCAAAGTCTTTATTTAAGTGACTATTCCAGCGATTTAAAATGTCTTCTGGTATCAATCCCGCTTTCCATTGGCCAATCTTTGTAGCAGGATTGCTTCCGACAGGGATAGCCGCTTCAATTGAAAAACGCAAAGATGTTAATGAATCAGGCAAGTCACTGGCTTTCAAGTTAGTCTTGTAGGCCATCATGCCACAACCCAAATCAACACCAACAGCAGCCGGAATAATTGCTTTCTTTGTCGCTATTACACTTCCAATAGTGGAACCCTTACCCGCATGAACATCGGGCATGACGGCAACGTGTTTGTAGATGAATGGCATTGTAGCCAGTTTCTCTACTTGCTTTTGCGCTTCTTCTTCAAACAGTACGCCATCAACCCATGCTTTAATTAGGCTCGCACCATCCGTATTTATTATCTTCATTTTCGTTCATCCCACATTTTCTGCAGTGTGTCATTATGAACGAGCCTTTGACCCATTCATGATGTTCTCTGCCGATTAACTCAAAAGTAGTTGGATCCATTCCGCATTTCTCACAGAGGCGTTTCCACTTAAACCACTCAACCCATTTCTTAATTAAAGGTGTAATCATATATGCGGTCCACAGTAAGTCTGTGTACATGCGGCCAATAAGCATATGGCAATCGCCACCAAAAGAATCCTATTCATCAGCGTTCCTTATTAACAATTTAGCTTTAAAAACATCTCGAATTTCTTCTGAAACTTTCTGTATAAAATCATCATCCACTGTGCTCCCCTTGCGCCACCGCAAAGAGTCAGCAATGATGTCTTTAATTGAGAAGCCATTCACGACTATCTCGCAGGTTTTAGGTCCTTCTGGTCCTTTTTCATCAGTCATTTGTTACCCTCCTTTTTATGCCATAGAAATTCGGTTGCTTTATGTATGAAATCACCGTTCATGAAGTCATACAATAAATCTATACCATGTGCGCCGTTCTCCTCTAGACCAGGACCACCGATTTGCATCTGTTTCTTAAGTCTCGCAATGAATAAGGTTAGCTCTGTAGCCTTCTTCACATATTGATATTTGTCCTGGTTGTTCATTTACCTATTTCCTCCCGTAAACATATAAGGCATTCGGCCATAACGCGAAATGCCCTGACACTCATTGCTGGGTCATGATTAGCGATATCAAGCAATTGCTCCAGCCGACTAAAGGCGCGATTTAAAGCCTTCCCTTCATGCTGTTGCTTAAACCGCCTCAGCTCCTCCAGTTCCCTCATTTCGCTCTCTGTCATCGAATCCTCTGTCAATATGATTTAAATCCGCTTTCAATAACCCTTTCGATAACCGCTCTAATTTAATCTGGGTTTTGATGGGAATGAACCCCTGTTTTTCCCAGTTTAAATAGTTGGAGTGGTGCATTTTTGTTTTCTTATTGAATTGGTAACAGTTACCAAAATACTGCCTAACTTCGTCTATAGTCATTGTTTGCCCCCGAATGTAGTTTACTCTATTGACAGGCTAAGTCAATTAGCATATCATTCTTTTACGGCATTCTCGCCGCAGTACATAAACTAAAGAGGATAGGAAAATGGACCCACGTGAACAGATGGTTGAATATGCAAAGACGTTAAATACAATTAACTATGAGATTGCCGAGCTAGCGCGCATTAAAGAAGAGTTGGAAGCCCGCTTATGCGCGCTACTAGAGCATGGTGATGATGGTAGTAAAACCTATGTATGTGATAAGTACAAGGTCACTGTCACCACTGGATATAATTATACATTGAATAAAGAAGAATATATGACAATTGGTAGTCATCTACCACAATGTTTCAATCCTGTTCGTCAAAAAATATCTTTCGAATTGGATAAGACAATAATAAAAGATGCTGAAAAATATGGTTCTGTTGATGATTTAAATCTACTTGCTCAGATTATCAGTAAGAAGCCCAAGAAGTTACACGTGAAAATAGGGGCAGCAGTATGAGCAATTCAATCTTAATTCTAGGTGAGTCTGGTTGTGGAAAATCAACCAGCATTCGCACATTGCCACCAAAAGAAACCATGATTATAAATGTCATTGGCAAGCCTCTTCCATTCAGAGGAGCAAAGACGCAATACACGAAGATTACTGAATCAGGTGGAAATTACTATTCTAGCGATAACCCTGCGTCTATTATCAAGCTGATTAATGGCATCAATGAGAAACGTCTGGATATCAAATACTTGGTGATTGATGACTTCGGTTACACCATAACAAATAGTTTCATGAGAAAAGCGTCACAACGTGGTTACGACAAATACAATGACATTGGTCGTGAGGCTTTTGACATTCTTGAAGTCATCGGTACACTACGTGAAGACTTGTATATCTTTGTCATGATGCACACTGAGATTGATAATCAAGGTCGCTATAAGCCAAAGACTGTTGGCAAGATGATTGATCAATATATCTGTATCGAAGGTAAGTTTACTTATGTGTTTCACGCATTGGTCAGTGAGGGCAAGTATGAATTTCTCACTAACAATGATGGTCAACACATGGCAAAGACGCCAATGGGAATGTTTGACAAGCTATTTATTGAGAATGACTTGTTATACATCGTGAATAAAATGAAAGAGTATGAAAGCAGCGAAACATCAACGGAGGAAACAGAATGAGCTTTTGGGAAAGTGAATTAGGAGCACTGACAGGAAGTGCTGAGGATGCGTTTACTAAATCCTTCGGGCTAATCCCCGATGGAACGACTGCTTTAGCCAGAATTGTGGAATTTAAGAACGATACTTTTAATGGCGAGCGAACCTATAAAATTGATTGGTTGCTGTTGGAAGGTGACTTCAAAGGCCAGCATACATTCCAGAAAATTAAGGCGTTTGATAAAGATCCAAAAGCGCGTCATAAAGCCCTGAATATTTTGGTGCTGTTATTTAAGATGTTTGGCGTTGCAAAACCAGATAGTGGTTTACCACCATCAGATGATGAGTTGCGAGTATTTATTAACAAAAGTGCTGGCATCAAAATCATGGAAACCAAACCAAATGACGAAGGCAAAATATATAATTTCGTTGGCGAAATACATCCAGCTGAAGGGTTTAAATCAGTCACGGGAGAGCATCGTATTGTAAGCTCTCGCACTGTTACTCATAGCAAGGACGAGCCATTAGAAAGTGCGTTGACACGGCAGCGCAGACATCAGCAGGAACAAAAACTTGATGATGATATTCCGTGGTAAAAAGGAGATAAAAAAATGAGTACAAATCATAGATTAGTCGAAGTTAAAAATATCAAAGTGGTTCATAACGAAGATACTGCAAAAGAATATGTCCACTATTTTACTGTATTAAGTAATCTCGAAATTGTCATCATGGACGAGAATACAGACGAAGATGAAACAAAATTCTTTGTTCGATTCTCTTTGCGTCACATGTCAGCTAAAAGTGCCCAGTTCGATACACATGAAGAAGCCTTAGCATGTTATCAGGCATTCATGGAAGTGATGAAAAGCGATGATGGTAGTTTCCATTCTATCGATTTAAAAAGTTTCGTGAGATAAATAGGTGCCCTTCGGGGCATTTTTTACTTAAGGGGATTAGATGACCACAGGGATATTAACTCGGTTAATCGATACAGCAATCATGGGTGGTAATGTTGCCGATCAAGAAAACAGAGACTATATCGGGGCTAGTTCCATTGGTAATCCATGCGAACGCTCTATCTGGTATAGATACAACAAAGCTGCTGCCGAACCATTTTCAAAGAAGCAATTGCGAACCTTTGCGATAGGCAAACGATTAGAAGGTTTGGTGCTTGATTGTCTTGAACAAGCAGGTGTCAATCTGGCTAGAACATGGTATGATTTAGCAGATAAAGAAATTGCTGAATTCCAAGGCCATGTGGATGCAATATGGTTGCTTGATGATGGTTCTCCAAGAGCTATTATTGAAGTGAAAACAGCTCGTGATTCCAGCTTTAAAATATTCGCTAATCGAGGTTTAAAGTATTGGTATCCGATTTACTATGCTCAGATACAGGCATATATGGGTATGTCTGGAATTCATGAAGCATATGTCATTGCGTTGAACAAAGATACGAGCGAATTGCATGATGAGCTTGTCTTATTCGATGCGATGTACTATGAAGATTTGAAGCGCAAAGCGCAGCGAATCATTGATGCTGATGAAGCGCCAGGAAAGATAAATAGCAGCCCTATGTATTTCGTATGTAGAGGATGCAATTTTAAGGGAATATGTCATTCATAGATGAATGTTGCAAAAGAACTAAGGCCATATCAAAAAGAATGCCTTATGACGCTACGAAAGCGTCTAAAAGAGACCACAAATCCGCTATTGGTCAATGCTAGTGTAGGTGCTGGCAAGAGCTTAGTAATAGCGTCGCTTTTGCACGTCATCGAAAAGGCAGATTGGCGAGCGTTATGCCTCACCATGAACTCGACTCTCATCCAACAAAATGCTGAGACCTACAATATCCAAGGTGGTAATGCTGGCATATTTTGCTCTGGATTAAAAGAGAAGAACGTCACAGCAAATGTGATATTTGGAAGTCCTCACTCAGTTGTCAAAGGTATTAAACTCGGTAAGAAGATTAAAGACATTAAGTTCAATTTGATCGTTATCGACGAGGCTCACAATATAAACCATCATGACAATGGCTCTATGTACATGCGCATATTGAATCATTATGGAATGATGGCGCAGTCAGAGCAATATGCCTTTCGGGTTGTGGGACTTACTGGAACACCATACAGAGGTAAATCGATATCCATCGTTGGACCTGATGAATATTTCAAAGAGGAAGTCTGTTCCATCAGCACTAAATGGCTTATTGATAATCAATTTCTAGTCCCTCCCATTTTTGGACGAACGCAATTGCCCTCCTTCGACATGTCACGCATTCGTGTCGATAATATGGGGAAATTTAAACATAAAGATTTACAAGAAGCAGTTGATAAAAACGAGCGTTTAACTGGTTTAATCATGAAAGAATTGATTGAAACAGTTGAGGCTGGACGACAGGGCGCATTCATTTTCGCTTCCACTTTAAAACATGCTGCGGAGTGTATGCGCTCTTTGCCGCCTGACCAGTCTGCTTGTATAACCGGAGACACACCCCATGAAGAACGTAAAGCAATTCTTAAAGATGCCAGAGAAGGGATTATTAAATATTTGGTCAATGTCGCGACATTGCTTGTTGGCGTTGATGTGCCTAACTTTGATGTTTGCGCCTGGTTGCGCCCGACTGAGTCACTTACGTTATATACACAAGGAATCGGTCGAGTCCTCAGACTCTCACCAGGAAAAGTATCCGCCCTTGTACTCGACTACGCTGGAAATGTAGAGAGACATGGTGATGTTGATGATCCAATCATCAATGAAGCAATCCAGCCGACAGAGGAAGAAGAAGCAGAGTATGACGTTGAATGTCATTGCTGTGGCACAATGAATAAAGAGACCGCCAGACGGTGTATTGGTGTTAGCAATAGGAAACGCTGCGAGCATTTCTTTATCTTCAAGCCGTGTCCTTACTGCCAGACAGAAAATGACATCACTGCGCGCCTCTGTAGGCACTGTAAGAAAGAGCTAATCAATCCCAATGATAAGTTACATGATCAATCCAATCTCTTGACCTTGGACGTTTTAGAGGCCATGTATTGGATAAGTCCACAGGGTAATACATCGAACCCGATTATCCATGTGAAATATAAGACGGCCAAAGCGCATATATTCGAAACCTACTTCACAGGTTCAGATAAAGCGAAGAATGTATTTTATGGAAGATTTATCAAGCAGCACATTCCAGATGCTCATAATTATTGGCCGTATATGCAAAATATTCATAAGATGAAAGAAATGCTTGAGGGTGAAATTAGAACGCCTGTGAAGATAACTTGCAAGAGGGACAAATGGGACAGACTGTTTATCACGCGCAAGATTTTCAATACTGAAGATTGTAAAACCACTGTATAGTTTCTTTGGCTTCTTCATACCCATAGGTAATGAAACCAGCATAACCAAGTTTTATCATGTCATCGATAAATTGTATTTGCTCTTTAGTTGGCTTGCCTTTTTCTGCCTTTAGTTCTAACCACAATCCTTTATAAACCTCTTGTTGAGGATTTTCCTTTAGGGTGCTTCCTGCTGGGAAGAATAAATCAGATACGCCTTTACGAAAGCCCATGCGATCACATATTTGACGCCATGCGATAGTGGATTTTTGCTCTGCCATATTTGCTTGGAATTTGATGGTAGGATGTTTGCAACGCAACCAATCCACAATGTTGTATTGAATAATTCGTTCTGGGTGATTGCTCACTGATAACTTCCTGTTGTCATACGATACACCATGTCCTTAACACGCGTTGGTCCGACATCCGATGCCCATTTGCTATCAACCATTTCAGCAGCCGCTTGCTTGTAGTCAAATACTTTCAAGGCAGCAATCATCTTCTGAAAAGTTAATAATCGAGGAACACCCATATTGAAGGCTAATTCCAGAATAACACCACGTCTTACTTCATCTTGGATGTTATACCACGCGCATGATGCTAGCTCTTTGCGCTTGCTGATAATGTCATTGTTCAATAGGTAGCGACATTCGTCATCGGAAAGACCGCCATTTAAGCGATGGTCGATGAGTCGTCCGCAGCCTATCGTCCAGTAACCTTTAGAGTCCTGATAGGCATAAGGGATGATGTCTTCATGTTCGATAATTTGCTGGATAAGCTTTTGCTCATTCAGTGTCGATGAGTCCATCGTCTTCATCGTCTCCATGTTCATCTTCATGATCTTGTGGTGAATCAGGGATAATAACTGTTTCCACCTGCTGAACCACTTGGGACTGCTTTTTAGCTGGTTTTTCATCACTAAATGCAAATAACATTGCTACCAGTGCGAGTATTCCCAATAACGATAGACCAATTTTTCTCAACATGTCAAATCCTTTGATAAAAAAATGCGCCCAAAACGGAAAGGGCGCACGTTAGAGCTGAAGGAAAGGAGTGGGAACCTTCCCTTCCATGATAGCTGTAATTAGGCTTCAGGTACATCCTTCTTAGCAGCTTCTTCTTGCTCTTTTGCTTCTTTGTCTGCTTTCTCTTTTTCTTTGGCTTGCTCTTCCATCAACATTTGTTGCGCCATCATTACAGCACCTTCTAGCGCATTATGATTGGCCAATTGTTGTTTTAATGCTTGGTCAGCTTTAGTGTAAGCAACTTGACTGTCATCCAGCTGTTTACGTAATCCCTGTACCTTAGCTTCTAAATCTTGAATCGTTAGCATTTCATTGTCTCCATAGAATAAATAGCCAACAGGCTACGCTGTATATCATATCAGCTTTCTTTATTTTCCTCATCAGCTTCGTGCGCTAAAAAGGTCTGTACTTCTTCTGTCATCTTGCCATTGATATAGGCAATAATGGCATCTGACAACTTAGATAACTGACTAACCAACATGGCTTGTATTTCAGGTTCATGCTTAATGATTTCTTTTTCAATGAATGCAATTACCGCACTCGCTACGACGTCGATCATGATAGCCCCCTAGTTAGTAGTTACTGTACAACCCCTTCCTACCAATGTAGCCTTTGCAGCCAATCCTGTAGCTGAAGGTGTTGAGTTTGTGCCTCCGCTAAGGTTCACTGTAAAGTTATTATAAGATGTTGTCCCACCTGTCCCATCGAGTGCCGCCAATGAAACCAAAATACCATCAACACTTGCCTGATTTAATTTACCGCCTGTCATAGTTACGTTTCCTCCAACTGCTTTTAAGGTCGAGCCAAAAGAAAAAGTCGTCATATTAGCTATGGAAGAGAAAGCTAACTGATTCCCTATTGATACAATAGCTGGAAGACTTAACGAAGTAACCGAGTTAAGTGCTGCGTTTGTAGCTCCGATAATGTATTGAAGGCTCGATAAATCTATGGATGTTGCAGATGTAGCAGCCAAAGACCATCCGCCTCCAATATAAACCAAGTTAGTTAATGTGACAGAAGTCGCACCGTTAACAGATGGCCCAAAATTTCCATTAACTGCTATGAGAGAAGCTAAAGACAATGATGTTAATGAATTTGCTGTAAATGAAATCCCACCACCCACATACTTTAATGCGGACATTGATAACGTTGTAAGAGCTGCATAAGTTCCACCAAAATCGCTTGAGAACTGAATCAAACTGCTTGCGGTTAGACTGGTTATGGTTGGAATGGTTCCGGTAAATGCGTTATTCACTTGCGTAATAGAGCCAAAATCAATCGCTGTTGCATAAGGCATAGCCGTACCAACACCGTTTGCCGCACTACTATTGTATCTAGCAAGTAACACAGGCGTATAGACGTTAGCAGCTAATGAAGCGGCTTCCCAAACTGTAAATAAACAGCCAGGGAATACACCCGTAACTGACGCACTAGGATTGGCTGGAATTAAAGCAAGACCACCAACCGTATTTGCAGCATTTGCCAAAGCAGTTCTTACACCACTACTCATAGGGGTTTGAACCTGATTAGTTGTGCCAGTCATATTATCCCCTTAGTTTGTTGTCACAGTGCAACCACGGCCAACCAATGTGGCCTTAGCAGCTAAGCCAGTAGCGCTTGGTGTTGAGCTAGTCCCACCAGATAAATTCACGGTTAAGTTGCTCCATGCTGTGGTTCCATTTGTTCCGTCCAGCGCAGCTAAGCTAACTAGAATTCCATCTACTGACGCCTGATTTAAGGCTGCATTTTGAATAAGAACGTTATTGCCTATTTGTTTAAGCGTAGAGCCAAAAGAGAATGTAACCAAGCTAACTGTAGTCAAAGAAACCGCCTGTAGTATTCTAACAATGGCTGGTAAGTTCAATGTGGTAAGCGCTGCAAATGTTCCATTAAAAAGACCACCAACATATTGCAAACTACTATAATCAATGGAAGTCACTAATGGGCATATACCACCACAGTTTAAACCGCAATAAATAAGATTAGGCGCTGAAATTGATGTAATAACGCTCATAACAGGCCCAAAACTATTACCTACATATTGCAATTGAGGTAATGATAAGGCTCCTGGTAATGTGGCTGCGGCTACTGAAAAATTGCCACCTGTATATTGAAGCAATGGCAATGTAAGCGTAGTTAAAGCGACCATTGTAGCCGAAAAATCAGTGTTAATCTGAACTAGACTATTTGCCACAAAGCTTGTCAGAGTAGCTATAGTCCCTGTTATGCCGTTATTAATTTGCTGAATAGTACCTAGATTTAATGTTGTTAGTGTAGGCAATGCCTGTCCACTTCCATTCCCAGCAGCATTATCATAATTCGCTACCACCAAAGGTGTTGTATATCCATTCGGGGATATAATTGCATTTTGCCACACCGTGAATAATGGCCCATATAAAGTTCCTGTATAAGAAATACCTGGGTTTGCTGGTAAGCTAGATATGCCTCCCGCTACTCCTGGATTAAGGGCTAATGCGGTTGGGACGCCTGAACCAAAGGGCGTTTGAACTTGATTGGTAGTGCCTGTCATAATGACCCCTTAGTTAGTAGTGACTGTACAGCCTCGACCTTGAAGCGTAGTCTTTGCTGCTAGACCAGTAGCGCTCGGAGCAGAACTTGTGCCACCACTCACATTAACCGTGAAGCCGCTATATGCAGTTGTGCCATTTGTACCATCAAGGGCAGCAAGACTCACTAGAATTCCATCTACACTAGCCTGATTCAACTTCGCACCTGTAATGGTGAAGTTGCCACCAACAGCTTTTAATGTAGACCCCATTGAGAATGTGACAAGGTTTGCTGCGGTAGCGGCAATCGTCGTTCCTACTTTAACAAGTGCTGGGAAGTTTAATGTTGCCAAAGTCGCAGCAGTAAATGCTATGTTCACTCCAACATATTGCAGTCCTGAAAAATCAACACTGGTCACAGCAGAAAAGTTAGGGGCTAAAGCACCACCAATGTAACTCAACAATGGCATTGACAACGTTGTTGTTCCAGTTGAAGTCGCACCCCAATTCGCATTAACCGCTATCAAAGCTGGCAATGAGAATGTCGGTAAAGTATTAAAGACGCAGTTCATGACGCCGCCAATGTAGGCTAGCGATGGCATCGTTAAGGTAGTTAGTGAGGCTGCTGTTAAGTTAAAGTCACTGCTTATCTGGATTAGACTATTTGCGACAAGGCTAGTTATGAGTAGCGTTCCAGTCAGCATATTATTTAGGACTTGAATGCCACCTAAATTTAAAGCCGTGACTGCTGGCAACCCATCACCCCCGCCATTTGGGGCAACGTTATTATATTGGCCAAATGTCAATGGCGTAGTATAAGAGCCACCAGCAATATTTGCTCCTTGCCATACTGAAAACAATGTCCCATACGGAGAGCCAGTAACTGTAATATTTGGATTTGCAGGGATTTCAGATATTCCCCCAGCAGCACCAGCGGCCAATCCAAGAGCGGTTGTAACGCCGCTCCCAAAAGGTGTCTGGATCTGATTCGTAGTACCAGTCATGGTTATCCCCTTATGCTAATACGAAGCCAGATGATAATGTCCAATCCACAGACCAAGTATTTGAAGCCACATAAACCAATTGAATAGAGTCTGTTCCAGCAGCACTGGTTGCGGTTCCCGCAGAAGAACTTGAAACAGAACCATCATTGATAACCTGGCTAGTATTGGCTTGGATGATGAATGGAGCAGAACTTGCGCCCTTGACCTTAATCGTGTCACCAATTGTAGAAGAACCACTGGCTGGCAATGTAACAGTTGTCGCAGCTGCGTTATTCAACAGGTAAGCATTTCCGGCCACTGCTGCTTGTGAAGTTCCTGAGACAGAGTTGTAAGTGAAACCAACTGAACCAGAAACTAAAGCAATAGTTCCGCTTGTATCTGGAAGTGTCCAAGTACGCTGCGCACTTAAGGAAGCATTCTTAATAAAACCATTAAAATTGCCAGCACTATTAGCAGCGCTTAAGATTAATGAACCAAGTCCAGCTGAAGGAGATAATGAACCTATATAGTTTGCAGCAGTATTTCCAGTGAAGATACCGCCCAACACCCCTGAAATACTGTTGAACACCACATCGCTCGTTGTGCCAATAGGTTGTGGTGTAGTTAAAGTAATCGCGGTTCCTGTTACTGGACTTCCGCTTGTTCCATTTACTAAAACCTCATTCGCTGTACCTTGAATACTTACAACAGAACTGCCTGCCAACGCAACTGTGCCAGATGCGTCAGGCATACTCCAGGTTCTTGCCGCAGTCGTTGAAACGTTAGTTAATACGTTTGCAAAGTTACCAGCATTGTCAAGACATTGGATACCGAATAAACCTTTTGCGGCTGTCGTAGAGTTAGCTACTAAAGCATTTCCTGCAAGAGCCGTTATATTTCCTGCGCTTGCTACAAGAGCGGTTGCTGTCAATTGATAGTTTATTGAAACGCCAGTCCCTGATTTGGTCATCAAGAAATTAGCAGTTGACGCACCAACATCAGGAATTGTTACAACTTGTGATTGACCCAAGCTTGCAGCATTACTGATGGATGTACCATTGCTATTCGCGCCATCTATTGTTAGTAATTCGAGATAGCCTTTTCCAGATGTTGGAGAGTAGCCAGTGAATTCACCTGCTGCTCCACCTGTTGGGCTTCCGCTTGAAAAACCACCGTTTGATACACGAAGCGATCCATTTGTAATCGTTTGCAATCCAGCAAGAGATGCAGACAATAAAAATGTGGCTGTGCTGGCACCAACATCAGGGATGGTTAAAGTTGTGCTTTGTCCATATGATGCGTTAGTTACAATAATGTCATAGCCACTAGCATTGTTTGCAGCTAAGAATTGGAATGTACCCCGCGCAGCAGTTGGAGAGTACATTGCGAAATTACCAGCTATACCACCCGCAGCAGAACCAGATCCTAGGAATCCAAGGGGAGCAGTAATATTTCCAGCCGTACTTGTGATTAGGCCAGACGCAGTAACAGTTGCAAGACCCGCCAAGTTATCTGACGCATCTACAGTCATTGCCGTAGTTTGAACCCAGTTTGTTCCATCAGAACGTAACATATGGTTCAAAGTACCAGAGCCACTTGGGAATGTAGCAGTGGTCCATGTTGGCAATACACCAGCACCATTAGATTGCAATAATTGTCCAGAAGTTCCAGCGGTGACTTGCTGTAAGTTGCCAGTCGCAGTTGTACCACCAGCTAATAAGGTATATGTGGTTAATGTAGCTAAGCCTGTACCGCCATGACCAACATTTAATGTGCCACCAAGTGAAACAGTATGGCTCGCACCAGCAAATGTTAGTCCAGTAGACGCACCAGAAATCGTTAAGATTCCAGATAAAGGTGTCGCACTTCCAGAGTCACCATCAATAGTAGTAATCGCACCACTCGCAGAAACAGCTTGCCATGACGGAGGCGCACCGCTATTTGCAGTCAATACAAAGCCTGGGGTGCCGCTATTTGCAAGCCAGGAAGGCACGCCAGCGTTGCTTGTGATCAAGACGCCATTGTTGGCGCCAGTCAACGCCGATATTTTATTGCCACTCGTCGCATAGTAACCAATTTGATTAGCACTACCGCTAGCAACAATCTGCGCATTAAAGTTAGCAAAGGTCATCGCAGCATCATTACCAGCGCCATATGGCGATTGACCGAAGTACATCAAATCGGTAGACGCATTCGTTGTGATGGGATTCGCTACATATATTTGTTCAATATTTTGTGACATGAGTTTCTCCTAGAGCAAGTCCATGTTCTGCCCGTTCAACAACATGAATGGCAAATTGGTTAATAAATTAAAATAGCCTTCTGGTGGAGGGGGATTGATTCCAGATTCCTCTCTGTCGACCAGAGTAAAAACGCTGTCTGTCCCCAGCCCATAATTAACATCAAAATAGAAGGTATCTAAATTCGTAGGCATTATGGATAACTCACTGGCCACATCACAACGCTAACGTCAGCAGCAGTTTGCGCTGTAATCATGCTAATATTCGTGCCCGCTTGTAAAGTAATGGAAGCAGGATTCAATTCACTAGTGGTAGTAGCTAGAGTGTTGCCAACGGGGATAGCCGCAGTAGCTCCACTCACATCAACCCACACATCGTTAGGAAAGTATCTAAAAGACACCACCCACGTCTGATGGCTACTTGGAACGGTGATGCTAGTAGCATTCCCGTCAGTCAATGTAGCTGACCATTTAACAGTAGACGGAGCTGGCGCATAGGCATTATATCCTTGTACGTCACGTCCGAATGTAAGACTTGGTATGTTAGCCATAATGCCCTCTTAGAGTTTCATAAATATGTTATAGAATGCGCTTGGTTGAGTGACGTTAAACGCAACTCCAGCTGGTGTATTGTTAGAAATCGTAGTTTGTAACGTGTAAGGATTTCGTCCACCAGAGCTACCACCACTACCAACAATAACGTTTGTCAAAGACCCGCTCGCCGTGTTAAATCCAACTACTGAAGTAGCAGCAGCATGAGTATGAGACCCGACTTCAGATGATAGCTGCGCATGCGCGTATTCACCTGTCAACGTGCCATTAACTGCCATTATGACAGTCTGTGTGCCTGAACCAGTGTCAGTAAATGCAACAGTCGTACCCGCCATAGCATTGGCATAAGTCGTTGACACATTGAAAGTCGTAGAGCTGAAATTGCCATTAGCTGTAACGAAATAAATCGTGTTGGCTACTAATCCTGTTGGCAATGCGCCACCAGTATTTAGGAAGGTGACAGGCATTCCCTGGAATACATTAACAGGGTTTGCAGTCGTAACCACAATCCCAGAACCACTACTGGCAGTAAATGTAGTTGAATACTTCTTGGTCATAGCAGAGATTGGAACGGTTCCCATCACTACACGACCTGTCATTTCAGTCAACGCAAGTTGTTTTAAAGCATTCCAGTCAGCATAAGAAGAAGCACCAAATGTAGTTGGAGCACCTGTAGCATCATAGATTTGAACTAACTCAGTGCTATTCACAACAATATTTGAGAAAGCATTCCATAACAGATTGTAAAGCGCCCAACCATCATTGCCTTGATAAGCAATGGTTAAGTTGGTTGGAGCAACCACTGTTGTCGAACCTGTATTCGGATGAGCCAGTGTTCCACCGCTCATTGGAACCCATCCGAATGGATAAAAGGTGTTAATGCTAGTCTTGACATCCCCAGTTCGAGCACTCGCAACGACTGAATCGATTTGGTCGTAAGTCGAGAAGGAATTCGTTGGGACGTCAGAAAGCAATTCACTCAAATAAATAGATGGCAATGTGAAATTCAAATTACATATACCATTGCTTGAGCCAGTTGGTAATGCGATTTGTAAATAGTAGGCATCATCATTACCACCCGTGCCATCACTACCTAACGTTAAACCTGTAGTACCTGGGAAGGTCAAGCCTTCCAAAGTAAATTTAGTCCAATCAGCACCGAATGTAATGTTGCCCAAGAACAAGGGAGCTGGAGACGATACACCTGTTCCACAAAACTGATACATGTAGACAGCAATTGTCGCATTTCCAGATATTGATTGTCCTTGAATCGTGAAGCTGAATGTTTCACCCACCAACGTTGCTAAATGCAAGGATACGGGGAACTGGTAAACTTTTAATGTAGAACCAGAAGTATCTGCCGTACAAGTATGATTGATATAAAATTCTGGACCTATGTCGCCTGTAAGGATTGGCGTCGAGGTCTTAGGGAATGTATTAAAGGTGATAGTTTCCGTGGCTGAGCCATTGACGTTCTTAATGTAATTGAAGTCAGGCATGCTAAAACCATCATGCTGATCGGGACATAACGTCTGATAATACACCGTACCTGAATTGTTATATTGCACCGTCCAAGTGTTATTCAATGTTCCAGCATTCACACTACCTATGTTTCGCCAGAATCGATTGTTGATTACATAGTTTTCAAGCGTCGCAATTGTCGCAGGACCAGACCCACCCCCAGTAATGAAGGGAAAGTTTGACCGAGTAAATTGCAAAGTACCTAAATCATCATATGCCGTTACAAAGTAAGGCTGGGAAATGTTGGAATCAGTTTCGCTATATGGATAGTAGAACAGAATAATATCATTGCCATTCACATCAGTAGGCGTTCCCGCACCACTTAATGTCATTGGATTTGGAGCAGCAATATATGTATAGTTACCAGGAGTACCGCTTTGATAATAGACGTTCTTCAGCGTAACCATATCAGGCTGATAGAATGTAACCACGCCCTGGGTCAGCGGCTCCCCTTCTTTGTCGACGAAAGGAAGTTGCAGAACCGCAGCTGAGATCAGTTTTGATGTGACGATTGCCATCCCATGCCCTCGAAGTATTTTTAACCTTTATTCTACATGAGGGATGATATAAATAACACTACAGAAATTAAGACAACCGAAAAGTCAAGTAATTATAAATTGTCTATCCTGCGCTGATATTCAGCCCACTTGTAGTCAGATTTTAGTCTTGCTTTGGCGACCGATCGTTTATAAATAAAATAACCGACACCAAAGATTAAAATGTCCCCGATTCCTATAAACATGCTAACTCACTTATCATAGATAAAATGGCAGTTTATTAGCATGCGGGACAAAAAGCAACCATTTATTTGCGTCTAACTCCATTTTTCAATGTGAGCAGGCTCGCAAGTAACGGCGCATCCTTCTTCCAATCCCTTCCTAACGCAGTTTCTAGAGCTAAGATTCCACCACCAGTGGCCAACGTTCCAATAGAACCTTTGATTGCTCCTGATGTGGATAGCTTCTTGTCTCTGGCGTTTAGCGCTTTCTTTTGAAGAGCAGGTATCTTGTTCTTCTGAATATGTTCAACCTTCTGTTGCTCTTTAATAATCTTCGCTATCTTAGAGTTCATGTCCTTATAAGGCGCAACTATTTCACCTGCCTTCGCTAATTCTCCAGGCTTTGAAGCATATTTCTGGCCAACGATGAGCCGTTGAAGTTCTGGGCTATCTTTGACAATCATCTTCAATGTTTCATTTCCTGGTGTTGTTCCATGTAAAACCTTCAACATGTTCTTAGAGGTTTGACCATGTTTCAACATCTCTTGATACATAGGGTTCTTATATAAGGGTGCAATTTTAGTCGCATAATCCTTGTCAATCGCCTTCAACTTATCTAAGTACTTAGTGCCAACTTGTTCGCTGATAAGTTTTCTCATGCGTTTTTCAAGCGCATCTAATTCATCGCCCTTCTTAATCCAGTCTTCACGAGCTTTGGGGCTAATGTTTTCACCCGTAGCATAAGCATGCTTATAGGCTTGACCTTTCTGGTGCTTGATTTCCCGATAAGAAGTCAACGCATCGGCGCCTCCTACTCTCTTTTTAGAGTCAGCAGCAGTCAAAACCTTCAATAAATTCTCGCGTTCTTCACCGCTAACTCCTTTGCCAAGTTTAGACAATGTTTTCTGGATAGCCTTCATGTCTGGAGACGATTCTATCATCAGATTTTCTTTCGCCATTTCAGCGCTTAACTTGTCATACTGAGAACCCACTTTTCTACGAAGACCATTTTCGCCTTCGATGTGCTTCATGAATTCTTGTGCCGCACGAGTGCCATGCTCTTGGCCTTGGCCTAAGAACTGGGCATGCTCAGCCTGCTTCTTTTCTACCTGCTGAACAGTTTTGTTAAGCGTCTTCTCATGCTGAACGGCAGACTTTAAGCCAGGTATTTTGCGCAACAAGCTCAATTCACCAGGACCAGCTAGCATTTCTGGCGCACCTTGAAGCAATACGTCACCAGGTTGCTGGCCTTCTACGCCCACAGCTTCAGGGTAGTTAAATTCCTTAGGCAATATTTCCTCTGGCAATCTAAAAGAAGGAGATTCCTTAGAAGCCAATTGTTTCTTGACTAAATAATCTCTCAATTCGCCAGGCTTGCTTAATATGCTGTGGCCAAATTCACCCAGACCACCCAGTAGGTTTTCACCTGCTCGTGCTGGTTGATTTATAATCTGACTGCCCGCACCTTTTGCTTCTCCTGGGAGTGCGGCGAGTGCGCCAGGTATTCCCTTGAGGAAATCGCCACCTTTCTGCAATATGTCCTGACCAACGCCAGCCCATCCTGTAGTTTCTTGTGGTTGTTCTTCACCACCGATATCACCCCAATCAATCTCACGACCAGCAGATTTTTTGGCTTTCTTCGGTGCCGCTTTCTGTGATGGAACTAAACCGCCCCAATCAATCTCGCGCTTCGATCTCATCTGATACCTGCCGCTTTTAATAGACTTGGAATATGTACTTTACCAGGATGCTGAGAAAGATAATTAAATATCACTGTCTCAGGGACATCTTTGTGAAGCTTCTCTTTAATCTGCGCTGACAACTCAGAGGCCAGCTGAATCTCTTCTTGTTCGCCGCCGCGTTCATCGGGCGTTGGTTCTGGCATAGATGGCTGCTTGTTAACGAACAAAGGCTGAATACGTTTTGCATAAGACTCATCACTTTCGCCAGGCATCTGACTAACAATCGCATTTGCCTTGTCAGCAGGATAGCCACGCATCATTAACTTCTGGGCAGCTAGTTTCTTAGCTTGTTCAAAAGCCGCGTTCTCACCCGCTGCCTGATTGCCACCTAATGCTTTGGAGATTGCATTCTCACCAATGAACTTTTCAATGGCTCCAGCAATGTTTGACTTAGCCACCTTACCTTGAGCACCAGGTGCTTGTGTTGCTTTGCTGCCTTGCGTCAATTGCTGATAGATGTCTTCATCACTTGCATATCCTGGAGGAGACTCATCTTGTCCCTGTTGTCCCCCTTGTCCCTGACCGCCCAAATAACCGCCAATACGTTGCGCAATCATCTTCTGGATTTGTGGGTTAAAACCTTGGAATTGTGGACTAGACGCCAATGCCGCTAATGGTCCTATCTCTTTAGCAAAGATGCCAGCTTCTTTTTCACGTGGTAAATAACTAAGATTGACACCTTTCCCAAAAGTCTCCATCGCTCTTGATATAAGAGCATTCATAGGATTAGCCTCTTCTGGGCTTAGCTTTCTTGCTTGAGAAAATGTAAATGCCATGATATCTACCTTATAAAAATGCTGCCAACATGCCAGCGCCGCCCAGGATATTACCCCAAGGATTAGAAGAATTCTTCGACGCTTGACCCTCATAAGCATAATTAGCTTTCTGAGCCAATGCCTGAGCAATCATATCTGCCTGAGATTGGCCAGCAGCCTGCCCTTGATTCGCCATGCCTTGTGAGCCTGTTAAGCCTTGTCCGTATAATCCAGTTGCTTGTTGTAACCAATCGTTATAATCCTTGCTTGCAAGACCGCTGGCAATGCCCATGTTCTCTTGTTCATGTTGTGGGCTTCCTGCCATACCGCCAGCAGCAGCCGCATTCCCAGAGCCTTTAAGAGCTTGTTGCAATGCAAATTGAAAGCCTGGTGACTGCTTATAATTTGCCCCAATCTCATTTAGCTTACCACCTGGATCATTTAGAAGGCTACCATATTGCTCAGACAACCCTGGCAATTGGTTCTTACCAGCCTGGAAAAACGGGTCAAAATATTGATTCGTTTGACCTGGGATTTGGTCAATATACTTATTAGCAGCGTCAGCAGGATTCTTCCCGCCACCGAATAAGCCACCGATTCCAGCACCTAAGGCACCAGCTCCGGCACCCCTGCCAAACATTTGCTGTAATTGTTGTTGTGTAAGAGCCATAATCGTTCCTTAGAGTGCTGTCCAGGTAGCCGGATTTCCTGCCGTTGTACAGGCATAAAGTACATGCCCTACAGTGTCTAAACATAACCAGTTTAATACGCCAGATACATGCGTGTTCGGGTTCCCTGGGTAGGTCAACATCACGGCTAATGGAACCCACTTCGCCAGTGTCACATTGCCGCTGTTATCTTTGGATATGACAAACTGATTGGTAATCTGTGTCGTACTATCATAAACAGTTTGCCCACTGATATCAGGAAGCGCAAGTGTCAATGTGGTATATGGTCCACCAATATATCCAGCATATAAATTCTGAATCGTTAACATATTATCCGCTGTTAAAGGTGGAAATAATATGCCCTCGTTCTTAAAATTCTGCTGAAGAGCCTGGAAGAGCGCACTCAATCCAAGCTCCCACAAAGCCATCAAATTGCCATCTTTATCTACGGCTGGATTTTCCCGAGGCATGTCGGGAAAAATCGACTGCTTAATAAGTTGTTCATTTGCCATTGTTATGTCCTTATATTACAAATGCCATCCGTAGCAACGAATCGACCAATGCCCTGGAACCTAAATTGAGCAACGCAGTCATTCACAAGACCACCCTGCCACCACATTAAACGATTACGTCTGTAACCAATCGCTGGTAATTCATAAGCCCATTCAGCACCAAATGCCTGACCGCCATCATAGGAAACTGATAGAAATACCTTTGGTGTCACATCAAATAATGGCTGCTCAGTTCCCAATAAATTGAAGTTCTGGCCATTCAGTAACGTGAACTGCTGGGTATTTAACAACGCAAATGGCGAAGGCACAGAGCTACCATATTGCTGAAAGTAATTTGTCTCGCCTGATTCAATCGTGAAACCAAAGTCATTGGCGATAAAATATTCCTGGGATGGCAAGCGAATGTTTCGACAAGTTCTAATCCGAGGAATGATGTATGTCTTCACGGTTGACGATGTATTTGACTCCACATCTTGATAAGTAGTAAACGCTGTGTCAAAGGCAAATAGGTTGCCATTGTTCTTTGTCACAAAGTAATACTGGTTATCAATGAATGAAATCTCAGCGGCAATAAAGTAATTGAGATTCTGATCGCTCGCGTGATAGAACTTTTCGGTGTTAAAGTCATAGAACAAAGACAAGTTATCACTATAGAAATTGATGTGATAGAACAAATGACCATCTTGTCTATACAAGAATCCCTGAGCATCATGAGGGTGCTGAAGTTCTGAGAATAGAAAATCAATACCGTCTGTCGTAATCTTCTTAGGCATTCCCCCGTCACTATACATAATGATAGGACCTGACTTCTCATTTTGAGCAAGCCACACCACAATTTCGTCCATGTACGCTACGGTAGCGGGAGACACGCAACCGTAGTCAATGTTGAACTGATTATTACGCTGGTAGGGGAATAACTGAGCGCCTGTATCAAACCAGGCTTCGGTTACAATCGAACCCATCACAAGAATCATATTACCCTTGGATGGGAAACGAACAACCGCTTGTACGTTGTCAGGCTTCGTTGAAAGCAAGCCAACATTCTGAGCGATGTCAGGCCAAGCTGTCGCACCCGTAGGAGTGCCATCATCCGTATAGCCTTGGTTGCTTAATGACAAACGCCATGTGTTATTTGCTGGGGGCGAATAGGTATTATCCTGAGAAGCCGCGCAAATGAAATAAGTGTCGTGGAACGTAATATAGCCAGGTGTGAAATTAAGATTCGGCACAATCTGGACTGTTCCGCTGACGGTTGTATCATAAATGTAGAGGTGCGTATTGTCTGAAATCAATATCTGAGGCTTGTTGTTTTCAGTGATATAAACAACGCCTGAGTTTGTTTCCAGCCGACCAATATCAAATATCTGATCGAACAAAGGCTCGTCAGTCACTTGGTTATAACTAATCTTCACCAAGAACACCTTGTTATCGATAACAATAACAAGCATGCCTAGCTTCGTACTGGTAAATAATCCACGACCTATTTTGCCATTGCCGAGTTGTGCTGAAGGAACAATAATCTTGTAACCAGCATAAGGAACGAGCCAGTTATCACTCACAAACATGTTGTAAGTCTTCTCGATGCTTATCTTAGGATAACGACCAAACGTACTCGACCCAGCGATGTTAATCGGCATGGGTTGAGAGTTACCGCTGCGAACAACTGGCATTATGAAGGTCTCCAGCCATGTCCAATATTTACGTCACCGTAGTTAAATCCAGTCAGACCATTAGAGCTTAGGATAGTCATCTTCTTCAGTGAAAGGTCTGGTGGCTCGATATACATCAGCTTTCTTTCATAGGACTTCAGAATCTTGGCTGAGTCAGGATTAAACCCAACGCCATATTCAGAGCACATATAGTTAGCTAAGGCATAACGTAGATACTCGATGTATGAAGTATCATAGCCTTGGTTAGCCGTTGTCGGGAACGTATAAGGAACGGTCTCACTAACGTTTGTTAAGTCTGTGTCTAGGCTGACATCCACCAAGAATATCTTAACCATCATTTTCAATGGGTAGGCCGATTCCGGTTTGAAGTAGAACGCAATTGTTCCGCCGCCTTGACCACGGTTGAAGTTCCAGCTGAATGGCAGTGAAGATATATTATCAACACGCGCAGACGCATAGTAATTTCTACGTGAAACATATTCAGTTGGATAGCGTACTACATCTATATTGAAAGTAGCGGACTCGACCAAAGCCACATAAGGCAGGTAGTAGAATTCCTGATTAGGAACCATCGGCATTTCAATGTAGGTGTAATAAGGCAACAGGTCTAATTCAATCTGCTTAAAGTTCAGCAAATCATTCAGCATTTGTAGCCCATCATTCATCTGGTCCCCTGTTGGGAACTGTAAATTCCGAGCCACAATGCCTGAAAGAAACCAGGAGCGCGTTATTAACTGACGTGCTGTGTAAGCCATAACCCACCCCCTTCTAGATTAAACCAACGCAGGATATGCGCTATTAGAAACACCTGCCCACTCGATTACAGACACGCTCACAGCATCAGAACTTGTGCTAACTAAGTAGTCAATTTCTGGTTTAGATGAGCCAACGCCAGCAATCATTTGTAGGTATTGACTTTGAGCAATGCCCGCTGTCGCACCAACAATAGTTGGAAGGTTTCCAGTAGCACTAGAACCTGTAGGTCTGAACTGAACAACATCCCCTGCCGCAGCTGGTGTGAAAGTTACTAATAGAGTAACGATTACGTTTGGAAGAGTAGTTGTAGGAACAGCACCATTTGCAGTTAAGTCAATTGCGGTAAATGTGGTCGCATTACCACCAGACAATACAGAAATCGCTGGTACGTTGAAGTACGTTAGCAATCCTGCGATGTTCTGAGGTTTGTGAGTTGCATAAACCCAATGGCTTGAACCGTCAGTTTCCCAGAAGCCAATTAGACGATAAGAATCGTAGCCAGCTGGCAAGGTTGGTCCTAAGTTACTTGTTAAGCTAATCACCGCAGCAGTGTTGTTGTAATTGCGAGAATCGCCAATTAAGTACACAGCATATTGAGTGGAAGCTGCTATCGTGCCGTAGTCCAAACCGTTAACACCATTGACTGCTGAGTTAATCAACAAGCCAGGTTGGTAGTTCAGGTATTGCTGGGCAGGATTATCAATACCGAAGTAGTTCTGTAAACCTACGACCATATCGATGCTGTTAGAAGAGTCACGCGCAGCACCAGGAGCAACAGCCATTACAGTGGTAGAAGCCGCTGATAATTGCAAACCCTGGATGTATAAATGCGGTAACGCATAAATCGTTTCATTTTGTATTGATACACTAGCCATTTTTATTTCCTCATCAATGTGGACGATGAAGGGCTTTCGCCCTTCTCCGAATTAACCTTGTGACAACGGAATAATGAATCGCATACTGTATTCAGGAACGATTACGGAACCGTGGGTTTCGTCATAAATCATACCTGTCTGGTTTTGACCGAACAGAGAACCGTAGGTCAAACGTAAAGAACATCCAGTATCTTCGTCATATTCATTCGCAGTGTCGTATGGTGATTGTTCAGGCAATTGAGGCATTGCTAAATAGAATGCTTCGCCGCCTAAAATACCGCCGCAACGATGTGAAGGCAGACCGCTCATTTGCATACCAGCAGCAATTGGGTTGTTCAAGTTCTGGTTCTGACCGCCAGCCCAGTTAAGAGCAGGAGTGATAGAAATTGTAACAACACCACTTGCATTGGAAGCAGCATCAGCAGTAGCACGCACTTGTACAGGGTTAGCACTTGGGAAGTGACCAATGAACGTCAAATAACGCATATTGGGCTGACCAGAAACCCCGTCGTTGAACTGGAATAAGTCACCAGAGAACACAGCTTGAGAGTCGCTTGTACCTGCGCCGCTCAATGTGATTGAAGTGACGTTTTGGCCAGTTGGGTCGTTAGTAGATACAACAGTCAAAGTACTACCATTCACACCGACGTTACCGGAAGTATGGATAGGCATTAAGTTAGACTGGTAGTATTTAACTAATGGCGTACCGAAATCACCAATTTCCCATGACATTGCGATGTCATCGTTTCGATGAGGAACAAATTGGTTTAAGCCGTTACCGACGATCGCAGGGACCACAGTATCAGGCAAGTAAACCTTAATTCCTTCAGCTACAGCACCATAGTTCTTGAAGAACATGATTGCTTGAGCCAATTGTTGGTAAGAAGTCAACGCTGTAGAACCATTACCGAAATAACGGTATGGACCAGAGAAAGTATTCAAAGTACCGTCGATTTGACTGCGTACAGAACTATCCCAGTTCTTAGCAATGTTACCTTCAACTACAGTAGCCAATTCAGCGATGAATGACTTACCGAAAACACGCATGTAATCTTCTTCGCCTTTTTCTAAGTTGAAGATGCGTTGTTGTGAAGTAACAGCAAATGAGCTGTTGTTTGCCTGATCGCACGCCAATGTCTGAACACGTTGAACAGCAGGTTGGAACGCTGCAACAAGTCCAGCAACAGTAGTTGCACGTGGTGGCAAGTCAAAAGTAACGACAGAACCCAAGTTAGCTTGGATGTTGTCGAAGTCTTTGAAACGAGTATTAGCTGTACTGATGTGACAGCATAAGTTCTGCAACAGAGCCAAACCCGAACGTTGATAGGTCTGGACCTGTTGTAAAATATTTGTTGGAAACACGGCCATTTTGGCTACTCCTAACTATTGTTTAATAGGTCGGATAGCAAGTAGGTTATGCTTTGTACTTAGCCTTTAAATCACGCATAGACATAGCATTCCTTCCTGAATCCGTTCCGACGTTAGAAGGGCGCTGTTGACTTAATGGTGCATTAGGGGTTCTTCGGCTACTGGCAGCTTCATTGTTTTTAATGGAATCAGCTAGACGTTTCAGGTCAAAAAGCGCTTCTTGTGGAAACTCTCTCGCTGCAATTTCTAACTGCGCCATCTTGGCACGGTTTTTACCCAATTCGTACAATACGTCGTGAGGGTTATCTACCATCTCGGCCAACATATGTACCGTGTTCGGAAAGCGTGACAAATCAAGGTTGCCTGTAACTTTTTCAAAGTCCTCGTACTTCTCTTTACCAGCTTCAATTTTATCGTAAAAGTTCTTCACGATTCGCTGAGCATTTTCAGTTTCGGTTCTCGTCTGCCATTCAGATCGCTCTTGGTCTCGAATTCGTTGGGCTTCTTCAGCTGCCATCTGCCGGAAACGCTCTTCACTCATATTGTGTTGAGGCGCTTGCTGCTGTTGACTCTGCTGCTGTGGAGACTCCATTGAACGCTTGTACTGTTCAACCGCTCGACTCGCCGCATCTTGTTTCGCACGACCTACAATCTCATTAACTTCCGATTGCCGTAACATCTTCTCACTAGGAGTTGACTGCTCTGGCGCACTGCTTACTGGTGCTGATCCTGTATCTGCACTTTGACCTATTACATCATCCATCAATTACGTCCTCTGCTATTAACCCCGCAACGGTTCATACCTCAGTTTCGAATGAGTATCGGGCTGTTTCCCCGCCACGGTAATTGGGTGCCTCACGTAACGCATGAGTCTCGACGCGGTTAGCTCTTCATGAACACCTCGCATAGCTTGAATTTATAGTTAGCCTTGATTTATTGCAAAATTTATGCCTGTTCCGTACAATGGAGTATGAAAAAAGTATCAAAGTACGAAATTGACAGGGATAATCATGATCGAAATGATGGGTGAACAATATTTAACCGAGAAAGAGGCTGCTGCTCGCTATAGTTATTCTCAGTCATGGTTCATGAGAGCACGCGTTCAAGGCTTTGGTCCTCGATATATTCAGCTCCGTGACCATGGGAGGGTACTTTATCCCCTTGAAGACACGGACAAATGGTTTAAAGACAAAATGAAAGAGAAGGAGTGAATTGAGAATGGAAGAAAAACCAGAAAACCGTCCATTGATAGTGGAAGCTGTTGCAAAAGAATTTGCGGAACATGGCGCACTAATTCATTCACTCCACATGATTGACATGGGAAGACGTCTAATGCAAATGATGGCTCGACATGGCGCGACATTGGAAGAGGTGATCGAAGGCATCACCTATGGGTCTGCTGAGCAGGTCATGCAAGGACGCTTTGATTTCGGAGTAAGACAGTAACACGGAGAGGTGGTACGAGTGGTTGATGTCGGCAGACTGTAAATCTGCTCCCAAAAGGCGCGGTGGTTCGAATCCACCCCTCTCCACCAATTAGGATAATCATGATTAAGAGCCTCGTAGGTTCCAAAAAGGAACATGTGGAGACAGACCGCGGGTTTGTCCTCGACATGTATGGACTGATAAAAGTCAATAATGAGCTAATCAATCGCTTGATGATTGAGATACATTATCTGAATAATGAGGTTCTTGAACAGGGTCGTATCTTAAGAGATTTGCTAGGCGATAGGTATAAACCTGGTAAACAGTTACATGAGATATAAGGGCCGCGATTTGAGCATGCCGGAACAGAGGCTTGCGGCCTTATCTACCAATTATCTACCAATTCAAACCAAATTAGTAGATGACTTATTCTTTTTAGAGTCGCGCCATGATTTATGAAGCCTATATGTTTCTATTGGCCACCTAATCCAGCGCAACAATTTTTCTGTCCTACTTGCCTTTCTCATTACAGTACTGAGTAACCAATCAAAATAGTTCCGTTCAATGCTGTAGCAGCTGTGTTGTTGTAAATGGTCAATGTAGCTGTACCAGTTCCAGGAACACAAGTGAACGTAATATTTTGAGTGGTGTTGGTTCCACCTTGAATGCAGAAGGTAAATACCGATGTTGCTGAAATCTTGGTATTTGTCCAAGTGATAGCATAAGTACCACCACCAGCAGTTGTTAATGAAGAGGTTGTAATAACCCCAGCATTACCACTTGCAGTTACCGCATTAGATGCTTCAGTGCCGTTTGCTTTGGCTAATATGATTTGACCAGAGCCAGACATGGTATTGACAGCAGTCGTTTGCATAACAGCTGTAGCTACAATTCCCGCATCTTGTACTGTACCAGAAGTATCAGCAAAACTTGCTAAGTGGCCAACAGTTGGAGCTGCGGACAACATAACAACATTGGTCTTAGCAGCATTAGATGGTAAGTAACCAGCATCTTTAATCTGGCCAGCTGTACCATTGAACACAGCAAAGTCACCGCTAACAACTGGAAGCAATACGTTACCTGGATCAACCCACTGAACTAAAGTAATTGTTCCATTGGCACCATTAATTGTTACCGTGAATACACCGTACGTACCAGCTCCAGTTTGCTGGTTAACAGAATACAAGCATTGGATAACATCGCCTCGGCCAATTGGAGTAACTTCCAAAGAAGGCTGATTAAGATATCCCGCAGCAGTAATTGTCGCCAAGTTATCGGTAGTGGTCATGTACTTGAAGTTAGGGTTCACGCCTGGAGTGCCCGCTAATTGAATTGGCGGTTGAATTATGCCCATTATATGCCCCTTATGCTTTACGTGGAGTTAAAGAAGCATCAGAGCGTTTGAATCCCTTTTGAGATACGCCTTTGCCCCAGCCGCCAGCCATGCTACCTTTATGTCCTTCAACGTCCGCTTTCATTTTTTCGCTTTTACGTTGAATTACTCGGCTGATTCCTTCTTGATGATTATCGTGGACCTTGCGGTTATCAATCATCCCTTCTTTGCATTTGTACATAGTAGTCACCTTTCGAAAAGTTACATAAATGTTAATCCTTTCTTATTTCTTCCGCAATCCTTTCAAAGTCTTTGCCAGCGCAACTTCTTTTCTAATAGTAGGAGACTTACTTTTAGCAGCTTTGGCCATTTTCTTTGCCGGAATTTTTTTGCCTTCTGGGACACCAAGTTCACGATGTAACTTACCAGGATGTTTGATTGCTTTTGCGATCCACTTCTCGGCCATTTTAACTTGCTCCGTTCACAGGTTGTGCTGGCTGTGCGGCTGGATTCACTTTTTTTTCCACATACGCAACTAAATCGGTAGCAACGCGGCCTAGCAATTGGAGAACATAGGCTTCAACTTCAGGAGTTTGGGCGGCTAGTTCTTTCTCTAACATCGTAATGACAACACCAGATACAAAGCTCATGATTATTTTCCTTCTTTATTAACACCACGTGGGTTAGGGCTTCCAGTCTTTGGACGAGTCGATTTAACTGTAGGTCCAGTTATTCGAGCTTTCGTCTCTTTGCGTCGAGTCTTGTTTGTGTCTTTCGCAACAGGCTTAACACTTTTAGCAACAGATTTAAATGCCTTCTTGGCATCCTTCTCTTCGCGTCGGTTGTATGGAGACTTATCAGTCCCGCTACTCTTTTCTGTCTGCTTCATTTTGTTTTGCCTCCTGGTTCAGCATCCAAGTCTCGACTCGCAAAAGTCTCTCATGGAGCATTTGCATACCTTTCAGAATCTCTTCATTTACGTCAACTTCCTTTATGTCTTCACTCATTTCATGCAATCCTTTTTAACCATTTTCTTAACCAGCTTCTTATCCGCTCTAACGTCGTCATGCTTCATCACCTTCTTTTTCTTCTGGGTCATGCCGCCCTTTGGTTTGTCTTTCATTTTTATTTTCCTTATATGTCGACCAAATCTTATCCAGTGTATCGCGAAGAAGACCGCTCGCCAATATGGTCAAAGGCTGGCTCTCTTCTTCAGGTGCCCATCCACGGCCTAACCTCATTTCTTTTTCTTGCGCTTCTTCTCGCCAGATTCAGAATAAGCAATCGCAACGGCTTGTTTCTGGGGCTTGCCAGCAGCCATTTCGGTTTTTATGTTGTCCTTAAACCCTTTGCTTCCAGGCTTCGCGCCTTTCTTAAGTGGCATTCTAATCCCCTTCTCTCAAACCGTTTACGTTGACGACGACCACCAAACAGCATGTCAAGCATGCGTTGCCGGGCCTTCTTGCTCATGAACCCCATCACAATCCCCACACATAAATAGCTCGTCATGGTAACGTACCATAGCGAGATTCAATTCAGTAATAACACCGAGAATATATTCTTCAGTATGTGCAAATGCGCGAAACTCAGCAGCTACTTCTTCAAGAAATAACGCCATGTGCTCACGTCGATCGTCATGCTCTACTCTATCTCGAACATGTTCAATTTGAGCAATTGTGTTTTCGGCAATTTCAATCAACTGACGTTGTACTGACTTCTCACGAACGATGTCAGCATAAGCATTTAAGTTAGCAGTAGATGCGCAGTCAGCAACTAATTCATAGATTGCTTTATGACTGTTTGCATATACATCAATAATCATAGGAGGGTCGAAGCGCCCATGCTGTTTATAGACAACATTCATTAACTCGAAGACATCCCTATGGAACACCAATGAGAAGTCAGCGGCGCATACCTTCTTTGAGATAGCTTCGAACTGATCGCTATCAAGTAACAATCCACCAAGCAATGCTGCTTCAGCTTCAACTGATTGCGGCAGCTTGCGAAGTTTAATTAACTCAAAACTAACTTTTGCATCCTTACCATTTTCCAACTTACTCATTATTTACCATCCTTTTTGTCCCATACTTTACGATACATATCAGATCGCTCTTCCGATCTAGCTCCATCTAAATGTCGACGCACTTGATGCTCAAGTTGTCTGTCATCCAGCTTGTAAGTCTTCTTTAACTCCTTGAATGTGGCTTGATGCAAATCATTCCACGTTACTTTCCCGCTCATGCCCTAGCTCCTGTTTGTTGTTCTCGATGTTTATGTTGATGCCTTAAATCCAATGCTTCTTTCAGATGTCGATGAGCCATATCATGATGCTTCATGTCTCTGTCGGCATTATGAACCATGCGCTCAGTCTGTGCTTTAATGACCTGAACCGAGGCTTGCTGCTCACTAATTATCTTATCAGCTGCAATCTTCTCACGTTCAACGGCAATTTTCTCCATATCAACCACATGCTGCGCTTTATCCTTCTCAGCTTGTTGCTGGAGTTTCTGCGTCTCAACTTTCAGCTTGACCATGGCAGGATTGTTTTGCATTTCCATTTCCTGCATTTGCATCGCTTTCTGCTTCATCTCTTCTTGTTCTTTTTGCCATCCATCAACCATGGATTTAAGCTGCTCTATACCACGTCCTTCCATGTTGTCTAAGACGAAGTTCAAGCCTTTGCTTGCAATGAACTCGGAGAATTGAGGAGACATACCCATCATCTCTTTGACCATCATGATGGTACGAGACTTCTGAACCTGGAAGCTAGCGCCTGCTTTGACCACTACATTCAATGCGTTGGTATCAAAGTCAAACGGCATGCCGTCGTCGGTGTTAATCTTCACGAACTCGCGTTTACCCTCTTCATCCAATATCGGTATTGTTCTTGGAGTAATATAATACTTAGGTAATAGGTCAACATAAATTTCCGCAGCCCTTTGTAGTCCTTGCATAAATCCAACCACGTATGGCATAGCCGCCGAGTTAGATTGTGTAGCACCTTCCACAATAGCAACACCAGAAAGCTGGTTATTGTTAATTCCAAGGCTAGCATCATAGGACCCCAATATCTGTTCAATAAGAGAGTCTGTACCTGAAAACGCTTGTGCAATCTCTGGAGGCGCAGGGACTTTATTAACCTCTCGAATCGGGTTACTGATTGGTAATTCTGGATTTGATTCATGGACTGAGTTGAAGACATATACGTTCGCTGTTTGAGGATTTTTATATGCTTCAAGCAAATCTTCTTCTTTCGGCATTGCTTCCTTAGCTACCATCAACTTCGCTTGCGTCGAGTTCTCAATCTCATTTGCCAACGCGATACCCGCATAGTTCTTCAGTCGTTGAGCGCCCTTCGCATTATAAACGTAGGGTCTACATACCTGACGAATGTTGCCATTCTTTGGCGTCTTAACCATAACGCTTGAGCCATCCACAAATACAAGTGGCAGCATCGTATAATCTGTTTGTTCATACTCAAGCACCTGATTGTCAATGACCCTGTAACGGTCAATTCTGTCAATCATGGTTTTCCTTGGCTTACCAATCTGAGCAGGTGGGACAGTAATGTCATCCCATTCGTCTACTAACTTACGATAGGATTCCAAGGTCATTACTTTGCCCGCTGGGTCTTTGTCATCACGCACCTGAACAATCGTCTGCTCGCGTCTTACCTTTTCATAGTAATCAGCAACCAGAATGATAGAAGAGTTGTCATTGATGTAAGACCAGTTGAAACCAGCAAAGTCGCGCTTGAAACTGAGTGAAGCAGTCGAGACATCGGGGAACTCTTCCTCGAAGTCTTCCTTGCTCTTAGGAAATAGTTGAGCACACCAACCACCGTCGCCCTTATGAGGCAACCGAGCGAGCTTATCAAAAACACTCAGTGTGGGTTCTGCTCGTTCAAATTTGATAACCTGGTCCATTGACATAGAGTTTGCATAGTCAGTGAAGACCTTAATAACTGAGAAGCCACCAGCTAGCAAATCTTTGTAGACTTGGTATCGCGTATGTTCATTGCCGATATCTAAGAGGACGTGACGTAAATGCTGCTCTACTACCTTCATGGTCAGCCAGTCAGCCTTCGCCTCATCGTCTGCCGTAACAGAGATATCTGGCTCTTGCTTACTGAATTCACCAAGCAAACGACTCACTCTTGATTCAAGGGTGTTAAATTCAAGTTGAGGTCTGTTGATGGTTTGTAGTAAAGTTACCTCATCGTCAGTGAGATTTGATTCAAATACGAATCGAACGAATTCATTGAAACGGTCATAGTTCTCTTTAAAGTAATCATGCGCGTTTCGAACACGATTCTTTATCTTAGGTAAGCGGTCTTGATATCTTTGTGCTACTTGCATAACATGGGGTCCGTTACAAAGTTATTAACGTGTATAAGCAGCTTTCTTGAGTCTGTCAATTCTATTATGATTGAATGTCAAGCTTTTTGCTAGCTGATTATAATCCGTTTCTGCTGCCGTTGTATGTACTATGATCTTGTCAATCAATGC